GAATATGCAACTGCAACAGCAGTCATCATTATAATTAATATTAATAGTATCCATTCCATATTACTTACCTCTCATTTCTTCTGCTTCTAATTGTATCATTGTATCAACCACATCTGGCATAACTTCATCAGCACTTGTATCAATCTCAACATTACCATCTTCTTCAGCATGTTCATCATCTTCAGCATATAACACTTTACCAATATATTCAGTATCACCACTATCTCTATAATCAGCATCTACCATATATGTTTCAACACCGTCTTTTGTTTCTGTAATTTCGTGGTTAATCTGTGAGTGATCTATACCACATTCACCAAATAACTTATCAGCTTCATCTTTGTCTTTTGCTAAAACTTCTTGTTCAATAACAAGTCTATAATAAGTTTTCTTTCTGTACAGATTTTTATTTACGTCTTTATCTGTAAAAATGACATTTGTATCAACGTTCATATTAGTCCTCCTTTTCCATATCGTTAATATAATCTTTATCTTCACTACTCATTAATAAAACAATATAGTGAATTGCTTTTAATAAATCTTTTCTATTCTTACCATCTTTTTTTCCATATCTACATAGATACTTAATTGCATTTGCTTGACAGAAGTCTTTATCAATATCAAGTTGTCTTAGCATATCTTGTACTTGAAAGCCATCTTCTGTTGTAGAATAGTGTTGGTTATAAGTTTTACCAATATATTCTTTTACTTCATCTAATATTCTGTCTTCATCATACTTCATTATTGTAAACCTCTTTCATTATATACTGGTACGTGTTTTTTTGTTTTTTTCAAATCAAAATCTTTTCTTAACGATTGTCTATCCCATTTCTGACCATAGTCATTAAATAGATTTTTATTACCAGCAGCTACATCTGGCCACACATCTTCGTAAGTTTGATAGTATTGGTCTTCATCAATTAATTCAATTCTAGTAGAATTAGCAAAGTTAGATGCTGACTCTTTATAATTCCAATCTAAAAACTTTATAATTTTCATTTTTGTTTTTTGATTTTTAAATTTTTTTCTAAACTTTTCTGGTACGTTTCTATACACAGTTTCATAATGATAAAAGAAGTCACCTTGATGTTCAGGATCCATATACTCTCTTAAATAACAAACGTTAAAAGTTTTGTTCTTACTCATTATTGACACTCCATTTCAATTACTTCTTCAACATTGTCCTCATTGATACCAACCATTTCAAGGTTGTCAATTTCTAATATTTTAGATTTACAAGTATCTAAATCAATTTGACCGTCTTTCATTTTATTGATAAACTTATCAACTTGATTTTCTACTGAAGTTTCAATATATTGTTTTACTTTAGACATAGTGTTTCCTCCTTGGTTATATTATTAATATTATCATAAAAATTCATAGTTGTCAAGTAATAAATTTTGTTGAAAACGGTTGAAGTATAGTTAAAACAAAACAAAAGGAAATATATGATTAAATCAACCGTTTTCATATTATTATAATACAGGGAAAATACCCCAAAGTCAATGGTTAATTTGCGTTGATTTTACTAGGTTTTTTGTAGATGTTCTTCTTTTGTTCTACTACTTCCAGTTGTTTTTTACCCAATCTTTGTCCGATTCGTGTGGATTAGGTTGTCCGTGGAACACTGCAACTATCGCATTAGGGTCTTGTTCAAATGTCCAGTCTTTCTTATGAAATCTCTTTTGTTGTCTATCAAACCATTTATAAGATTGTGTCCACTCATCAGGAAATACTTTTAGTGGTGGTTTAAATTTCATCAAATCTGTTATTACATTTTGATCGCCTTGTACTTTTCGCCATTTAGGTCTATCAGCAAAATACTTATTCCATATTAATTTAGTGGCATTTTCATTATTCCATTTCATTATACTAGAATTATAAAACATTTTAGGTTGTCCAAAATCTCTTATAATACCAAATGTTAATTCATCGCCCCATTCAGCAAAACAATCTATACTTTTTAATATCACTACATCTAAATCAAAATACAAATTGACACCTTTTAAATTTGACTTGTCACTAAAAAGTTGTAACTTATTCCACCAACCTTCCATATCGTGTCTATGAAACTTTCTGTATTCTATGTCACCTTTTACTATGTCGTGTAAATTAACGTGATCTGTAAAACATATAAATTTAAATTTATATGTTAAATGGCGTTTAACCATATTGTATAGTTTTTGTACATATTCAGGTTTATATTTGTTTCCGTAATATACACAACATACATTTATCATATCATTAACCAATTGTAAGTTGCTCTCATACTCATAAGCAAGTACATCAACTCCATTAATGTTCTTGCCCAATCTCTATCTTTATAACCAAAATATATCCACATACTACAAGATACCACACTTAATGACCAACCAACCCATTGTGTTGCAATGTTCGCACTAGATAATATAAAAACACTTGCCATCGCTAAACCAAAACCAATCCATCTTGTACCATTGATGTTTTTATAATATCTAATTTTCATTTTGTTTTTTAAGAGTTTCGTATGCAGTTCCATTTTCTATTTCTTTTATGGTAAATTGATTTTCAACTACATACTTTAACCATTCTATTATTGTTTTTCTACCAGGTCTAAAAGGTTTTTCTACAAATTTAGGATTACGAGAACACACAGGTGCAGCAACATTTTTACCAGCGCATATAACTGGTACTTTATTCATAATGGCATCAATAGCAGATAAACTCATATTTGTAACTAAACAATGACAGTCTTTTAAATCATCTTTTATATCTGTGTTCCACCATTCGTTTCCTGGTCTTGGTTTGTTTCTTACTCGTATCTCTCTATCTGTGTGTTTCTTTAATTCTTCAGTTACCATATAAATCCATTGATCTTGGTTTACTCCATTTGTGTGAAAAGTAACTGTTTGAGATGATGGCGCAACTAATATATGTTTTGTTTCGCCTGTGTACCAACCCTTAAACTCTACATCTATTCCTTTGTTTTCTAATTCTATTAATCGTTGTCCATTACCAACTTTACCTCTTGTTGTATGAATACCACCTCTAATTATTCTAAAATATGTTTTATCAAAATCGTGTATCTTTGGTTCTGGATAACGAGTGATTTGTTGTGTCAAGTAACCAACATCTACATACCACCATTCTTCTCCTTTTTCAGATACTTCTCTAATTAAGTCAACATTATTTCCACCTAATCCCCAAAAGAAATGTATGGGTTTATCTTCATCTTTCCAACCCTTTTCTATTGCTGGCCAGATTTGGTGAGATAAACACGCATCCCATCTTAATTTATGTGTTATAATCATTTGTTCTTTAATCTATTCCAAGCATAACCATTTTCTATTTCACTCATTAAATATTGATTTGATAATAAACTATCAATCCAAGCTTCTCTAAACTCTGGATAAAATGGTTTTTCTATTTGTGTTAAATCCATTTTAGATACAGGCGCACCCATAGAATATACCTCACAAAAACTAGGTATACCTTTTAACACAGCGTCAACACAAGCAGTTGATTGACAAGTGACAACTGCCCAAGCGTTTTTTAAGTCTTCTTCAAACGTTGTATTACTATCTTTAGTTCTAAATCTTATAGGTCTTTTTGTATTTTCTTTAATCTTTTGTTTCACATTAGTTTCCCAATTTTCTATATTGTACCAAGTCTTAACGTGTTTTGATGGTGATAATACTAATACATAATCACCATTCTTTTTCCAATCTTCTATTTCTATATGTGGTTTAAACTTTTTTAATCTTTCTCTATCTTTATCATTTAAATCATCTATAACATTTAACATCAATGCGTTTTTTGTTATACGATATATTCTTTCGCCAAAGATTTTATTGATACCGTGTTTTTGTTCTTTAAAATAATACGCATGGTCAAAGTGATAGTAGGTATGATTGACTGCATTACATTGTTTTATTAAATCACCTGTGCCTCTTAATATTCCAAAAATTGTTATAGGTTTTTCTTGTAAATGATTATAGGATGGCCATTCTGTTTGTTCATATTGACCAACTGATTTTAATTTTGTATGTAAAATTCCATTAGCACTTTTAACAAATGCTCTAATTACTTTATCTGAATTATCTCTTGTTTCAAATCCTTGTATCATTGTAATCTTATTTTAAAACATTCTGAATAATACTTAAACCAATTAGATGAGTAATCACAATCTTTATATTCAGCAAACCAAGGTCCGCCTTCTGTAAAGTGTACATTTTTTATATCGTCTTTATATTCATATTCACCTGCTAACCAATTCCATTCTAAAGGTAGATCACCTATTAAGTCTTCACTTTCTAACCATTTAAATTGATGTAGTTCTAAACCACTTGCTCGATTAACATAGTTTGGTGTTAATTGTGTACACTTCTTACAATTCATTAACATAAAACTAGACCAGTTCTTTTTAGGATAAACTGTTTGTACTTGATTTAAAAACTTAACTTTACTCTTTGGTGTGTAATCGTGTTTACAAACTTGTACGGCATATCTATCATCTCTTAATCGCCATAGTTCATTAATATCTGCTTCCATTAACATATCACAATCCATAAACAATGCCCAACCTTGATAGTTCATAAGGTGTGGAATAATAAAACGACTAAAAGAAAATTCTGTTGATGAGAGATTGTTTCTTTCTCTTACAAAATCATCTTTAATATTAGGTAAGTATATTGGTGTAATCGCTACAGGTTTAGTTGAGTTCTTTAATATACTATAAGATAAGGTACTAAATGCTGCCTTTTCTTTACTATCATAACCTATAAAAACATTAATCATTAGGGTCTCCTATTTCTTTTCCAGTGGCCACTTCCACCTTCGTATTTTCTATTTCCTTTTGCATGGTCGTATATTTTACCTAATACTGATCTTTGTTGTACGTGTGCTTTACCTTCGTCACCTAAATTATGATTTTTAACTCCATATTCATTTTCAAATTTTTTTCTAACAACATCAAAAATATAACTGTCGTGGTGTTCTATTTCATTATAAATTTTGTCTTCGTCATACATTAGTTTTAATTCTGTTGCAAAGTTTTTAATTTGAGAGTGTTTCATATTAAAATATAAAAAACCACATTCACTATACATACCACCTCTACCTAAATATGCTGTCATACAATTATCTCTATGTACATTTTCAATAAACCATTTTTCTTCTATTGGTATGTGAAAAATACTATCTGCATCCAACCAAATAATACCATCTTCTTTTGATGTTAAAATTGCGTGAGTATATGCATAAACTTTATAACAAAAACGAACACCATCAAATAAAAAGTTTTTTACTGGTCTTACTTTATTTCTCATAACAAATTTTCTACAATCTGGAACCTTTTCAAAAAAATCTGTATCTTCATTATAAACTTCAACAGGAAATGGCCAGTTATAAGTTTCATTAAACCTATAAGCGTATGCTTTATGTAAACTAGTATTCCAAGATGTAATAACTTTAAATTTCATTTGTTTCTTTTATAGTGTTATATATATTCTGCCATTGATTAGCAATAATAGGTAGTTCATAGTTTTCTCTTACAAATTTTTGACCACGTTTGATCTTATCTAAAACTTCTTCTTTATTATTTAAAGCCCATTTATATCCTTCTTGTATATCACCAATATGTATAAAGTCCTTTAATAAATCATAACTAGGAACACCTTTAGTTGCAATAACATATCTACCCATTCTTAAAGCATCTACTGGTCTATTATTTCCTTTTGATTTCATCATATCAACACTTTTACTTGATACTGGTAATAAAACAAAACTGCATCGTCTTACAAATTCTGCTTGTATTTCAAAATTCCAAGGAATAACTTTTTTATATTCTTCTGTAACTTTTTTTATAAGTTCTTCTCTTTCCCTATCATTCATCTTTAGTATTTTATCTCTATACTTTAACATTTTATGTGGTAAAATTTCTTTTGGTAAATTTGTAATTTTAATTATATCTGTTTTACGTACAGTATCTAAATCTTTTTGTATAGTTTCCCAATCTACATTTTTATAATTACCATCACTGCCATAATATACAACTAAATTATTTTCAGGATCAAATTTAGCTTCTTCTTCATTTCTTTCCGTAGGGTCAGGTATAACAATAGATTGTTTACCTGTATTTTTTCTAATTACTTGTCCTAACGTTTCACACGTTGTAGTAATTACCTTTGCAACTTCTGCTGTATAATTTAAAATTTCTCTTTGTAAAGGCCATTTGTTATCAGATATATCAAAAATGTATTTTATTCTATTCTCTCTTAACCATTTTACTTCTTTTTTTTTTATTTTTTTGTTTACAACAACAATATCATTTTTACTAATACTATTCAAATCATCAGTAACTCTACTATCTTTAATACCAGATGAAGGTAGAATTGCTCTTACTCTATATGAATAAGGTATTTCTTCATTTTTTATTTTAGGATTATAAAAAACTAACATACTGTTTGTAATACTGCCTTTATCATTCTAGTAAATCCTTGTTCTCTATCCAAAGAAGTCATTTTAGCACTATCAACTTCATCATCTAAATGATCTGATATTGTACAAACTGATAATGCTTGTTTGTTAAATTGTGACGCAAGTGCATATAATATATGTGTTTCCATTTCAACAGCAAGTGTTCCTTGTTTTTGAAGTTCTTTCCACCAATTAGGATTTGGATTATAAAAGTAATCATTTGATACAATACTACCCACGTGTGTTTTTGGACAATTTCTTACAAACTTTTCTAATAGATGATATGTAACACTTGGACTTAATTGATAACGATTTACTAAACCGTTTGTGATATTACTATCTGTACTTGCAGTTGTAGCAGCAACTATATCACCAACTCTAATATTTTTAGATATACCTCCCGCACTTCCAACTCTTATAATACATTTAACATCATAGTCATTATAGAGTTCGTGGATATAGATACCATTTGAAGCCATACCCATTCCACCTGCTTGTGTAGAAATTCTAACACCTTTATAAGTACCAGTATAACCTAAACAGTTTCTTACATTATTTACTTGTTTAGGATTATCAAAAAATGTTTCGGCAATCCATTTTGCTCTTAAAGGATCACCAGGTAATAATACTACATCAGCGTAATCACCCTTACTTGCATTGTTGTGCGGCGTCATATAACTCCTTCCAATTTTTAATTCTTTGTCCTGTCCACTCTCTATTATATGGGTGGTCCATAACAAAAGTATTCATTCCTACCTCTTTCCCCTGCTGAGCATAGTCTAATCTGTCTTCAACCCATATAAAATTACTATTCTTATATCTACTTTCTAATATCTCTTTTTTAGGTTGTGTATGATGACCAGCGCAGTAGATATAATCAAATATATCACCAAACAATCTTTTTAAATTCATTTGTCTTAACCGATTAGCATACTTATCTGGACCAATCATAGATATAACTTCGATACCCCAACCTTCTCTATGTAATCTTGTTACATATTCAACAGCGTCTTTGTATGCTGGTAGATAACCTAAAACACCTGTATTGTTAAACTCTATAACTTTATCGTAGGATTCATCTGGCGAGATACCAAAACGTTTTGCCATACTAAAATATTGATCTGTGTCAGGTAGTTTTATATAACCTTGATCTGCCATCCAAACTTCAAAGGCATATCCCCAATCTAATAATACACCGTCACAATCAGCTATAATCTTTTTCATAATCTTTTAATAATCTTCTAATCTCTGGCCAAGTACCTAAATCTATATACTCTAATACTTCTATACCTTTGGAACCAAAGATAGGAGTTTGTGTTATTTCATCATCTAATCGTTTTAGATTTAGTGTTGACTTTTCCATAAAGTTCATACACACGTCAAACGTTCTTTTTCTAAAAGCAAATGCGCACCAAAACGCATTATAGTTATCTAATTTCTCTTGTGGTTTATCTTCGTACTCTATAATATTACCCTCTGGATTTACATAGATCGCACCTTTTGTTTTTAATATATCTTTATCTTGTTCTTTTTTATATAAAAATGTAAAACCAGTTTCTAATAATGAGTTCTGTACTAAAGTAAATAAGTCTTCATTTGGTTTTAACTTCATTAATGTATCTGGTAACATAACTAAATTGTGTTCGCCAAATAAATGACTTGCACTTTTAATAGCACCAGTATATTCTTTTTCATTTGGATTTTGAAATACAAATGATATATTATATTTCTCTTTATATTTTGCTAGATAACTTATTAGTTCTAATTTGTTTTCATTAATGACTACTACAAACTCTACATCTTTTCTACCATAATCTCTAAAGAAGTTAAAACAATTATCTATTAATGCGTTGTCGTTGTCTAATCTTAATATTTCTTTGGGGTAAGGTAGATTTAATCTAGTACCTTTTCCAGCGGCTGGTAATATAACTTTTAGTTTACTCATTCTTATATGTATAATGTTTTAATATTATCAATTTTTCATTTACAGAAAATCTTTTAGATGTTCCTGCTGTAATCCAACAAGTATCTTCTCCTATAATTTTTTCCGTAGATTTAAATTGTTGTTCTGTAATTATAGTTTTCCAACTTAAATTATTTTGTTGCCATATATTCATTTCGTGGTCATCATCAGGTGGATTTAATATCATAGTTCTTGCTTGTTCTACAATTTTCTTTGCGGCATCGGGTTTAAATACAGCAGCAGATACTCCACCTACTCGTTTTCCTTTGTAACGACTAATTCTTAAATGTTCAACACCTTCATTATCATCTTTAAATATTTGTGTCTTTACAGGTAAACAATTAATTTGTGTTTCTAATATAAGTTCGTTTTGTTTGTAAGGTAAATTCAACCAACGTAAAAGATAATAATATCTTCTTTCAGGATTTTCTGGTAAAAATGCTGTTGTATATTCTATTCCATATTGTTGACATTTCGTAAAAGTTTCGTTTGATGGATTGTATAATGCAATTAACTTTTTCATATTTGGATAATATTTGTGACATTGTGTAGCCCACAATTCAAAATAATTATTAAAGTAATTAGGATCTGCTGCGCAATATAAAATCATTTTGGTATCTCTGTATGTTGTATATGTTGTAAACTATGTATATGATTTTTTTCTTCTTTGGTTTTAACAAAATAACCTTCTATCTTATCATAGTTGTTTTCTTTTGCCCACATAACTCTTTTGTTACCTATGTGAACATAGTATCCTGGAATTAAGTTACCGTCTTTATCTTTATGTTGAGGATTTTTGGGTAGTATTCTTTCTTGTACCCATTTAGGAGTATGATCTGTTACAGCAATCGGCCATATCATACCGTGTTTTTTAAAACTTTTATCATATTCAAATTGTTTCATTCTATCTGATAACCAATTATCAGGTGGAATAGTTCTTAAAGACTGCACATCAAATAATTGTACTTTATACTTTTTAAGATTTTTTTGAGCCGTTAACGTTTTCATAACCTGCCTTTGCTACATAATAACTATCTATAATATCTGTTACTGGATTGTTTAATTTTGTTTGGTCAAACTCTTTTACCAAATCTATATTAGTGTCAATCTTAAACTGTTCATACATTTTTATTTTATCAGCATTACCTTTTCCTGTAGCACACTTCTTAACTCTACCAGGAACAATACTTTCAAATTTTTTATTTGATTTAAATAATTTGTGTTTCAATGTTCCCATATTTTCTGCCAAATTAAAAACAAGACCTTTACTACCAAAACTATAACCTTCTATAAAAATATTGTCATCAATATTATCAATAATATTAAACGCCCAATTCGATATTTGGTCGTGTCGTTCTGTCTCGGAGGTATAGGGTAAATGAAGTCTACCATTTATTTGTCCATTATAAAAATCACCTTCATATTTTTTTACAGTTGTAAGATAATATATCTTACAGTTTTCAAATTTAAAATCCCCTGTACATATACATACAGCAGGACTACTTAAACTATAATCAATTCCAACTATCTTCTTCGACTTCGTTTGTCCAGATTGGCTCTTCATCTTCTAGTTCCTCTACTTCGTGTCCACAGAATGGACAGCTTAAAGGTTCTAAATCCTGAGCTTCAATATCCCATTCTACTTTATATTTAGTTTCGCAACTAGAACAAGTTTTTTGTCTTTTTTCAAGCATTATAGTTTAAATTTTTTAAATTGATCCTTCTTAACATCTTGTTTGATACCACCAATCACATAACTTTCAATTTCTGTTTCTTGTGGAGCGTTTTGTGTTGATCTACTATTTAACCAATGGTCAACCCAAGGTAATGGGTTTGTCTTTTGTTCGTAAACAGGTTTTAATCCAATTGCTTTCATTCTTCTATTTGCC